TTTTAATAACCAAATAGTAGAAGATGATGAATGTACAGCTTGTGAGGGATAATGAAAATAGGATTTACGTGTAGTACCTTTGATTTGTTACATGCTGGTCATGTACAAATGTTAAGAGAAGCAAAAGACCAATGTGATTATCTTATATGTGGTTTACAAATAGATCCAACAGTTGATCGTGAAGAGAAAAACTTTCCGATACAAACAATTGTTGAAAGATATATACAACTAAAGAGTATAAAATATGTGAATGAAATTATTCCATATACTACTGAAAAAGATTTAGAAGATATATTGCAAATGTATACTATTCATGTAAGAATACTTGGTCAAGAATATAAAAATATAAGCTTTACAGGTAAAGATATTTGTAAAGATAGAAATATAAATATTTATTTTAATAAAAGAGATCACAGATTTAGTAGTAGTGAACTTAGAAACCGTGTAAAGGAAAACAAATGAAGTTATTTATAGATGCTGATAGTATACTATTTAAAGCTGCGTGTACTCAAGAAACTAATAAAGATACTAGAGATGTAGTTGATGCAATTATTCATGATACAATAGCTGACTGTTGGGCTGATGAAACTTATATTGCAATAAAAGGTAAGAACAATTTTAGATATAATATATATGATAAATACAAATCATCTCGTAAAGATAAAGAGATGGATGAAAAGCTACGTAACCGTCTTAATGCTGCATATTTCCACATAATAGATAAATGGAAAGCTGTTGCTGCTGATGGTATGGAAGCTGATGATTTAGTTTGTATCTGGGCTTATGAAGCACGTGAACAAGATACAGATTGGATTATAGCTCATATTGATAAAGATCTAAATCAAATTGCAGGTAATCATTATAACTATAATAAGAAAAATGTTTACTTTATTAATGATGAAGAAGCTGATATGAACTTTTGTATTCAATTACTTATTGGTGATAAAGGAGATGATATACCACAATTAAAGAAAGGTTTTGGTATAAAGTCTGCTGAACGCTTACTTTCAAATACAACATATGATAATCGTATAGATGTAGTTGTAAATGAATATAAACGAATTATTGGTAATGATTGGGATAAAAGATTAAATCTTGTTGGTAATCTGATTTATATGAAAAGAACATGGGATATGGAGGAATGGAATTATGAGGATCGTTATTCCGGGAAAGCCGATGTCGGCGAACCGAATGGAAGGGATAAGAGCGATACGAACGAAGACAGGAAAGAGCTTCACTCAAACGTATCCAACTAAAGATTATAAAGAATTTTTAGAAAGATTTAAACAAGCTACTAAGTTTCATTCATGGACATTTGAAGAGAAAGACAAATTAAAAATAGATATTTGGCCTTTCTTTTCTAATAAAGCTTCTGATTTAGATAATGTAGCTAAACCCTCTCTTGATGCATTACAAAAAGTATTTGAATGGAATGATAAGTATGCTTA